TCATGCTTGCCATGAGGCATCCTCCTCCCATAATTTTCCCTTTGCCGGGGCGATGGTGCGCACAAGTCCGCGCAGGGTGATCTGCCCTTTGCCGCGCAGCCGCAGCCGCAGCGACCCGCACCGCCGGGGCACAAAGGGCAGGTCATAGCTGCGGCGGCTGCCTTGGGCGGCAAGGGAGGCCACTGTCTCCCACGCGCCGCCGTCATAGCTCACCGCCACTTCTACTGTGCTGGTGCACTCAGCGTCCAGCCGCAAAGTCAGCCGGGAGAGATACCGCTGCTCGGTGCCGTCCAGCCCCACATCGCCGGTGACCAGCTCAAAGGGGATGTCCGTTTCCACGCCGTCGGTGGTTTGCCAGTCCGGCTCGCGGGTGGGGTCTGCTGCCCACAGCGCCTGTCCGTCCCACAGATAAAGCTGCCCGCCGGTGCTGGTCATATCGCAGGAGCAGACATCCTCCTCGCTCCACAGCCCCTTCTCGGTATCATAGACCAGCAGCCGGGCATTCTCCCGGGAGATGTGCAGGTAGTACCGGCCATCCAGCGCGCCGCCCACGGCGCTTTGCACGTTGGAAAGCTTTGCAGCGTCCAGCGCACCGGACACCTTGGTGGGCAGACTTCCGTCCCACGCCATGACGCCGTCCGGCGAGAGATAATACAGCGTCTCGTTCAGCACGCACAGGCTGCGGGCGGCGTTTTTGGCTACGCCCCGGCAGCGCAGGCTGGAAAGCTGAAAATCCGAAGGCTTGGAGCCATACAGCTTGTGCAGGGTGTTCTCCTTGAAGAACAGCGCATAGCCCATGCAGGAAGCCGCCCCGGTAAAGGCGCCATCGCTGCCCACAGTGACGGCGTAGCTGTCCGCGGCAATGCCCCGGTAGCTGAACCAGTTGGTGGGGTCGCCCAGCTTGCAGCCGTAGATAACATTCTCCCTGCTGTTGCAGCCCCACACCCGGTTGTCACACTCGGTCACAAAATCCAGTTCCGGCACCCGGCGCTCCATGGATACCGTCTGCGCAGCTTCCACACTGCGGTGCTGTTTGCCGTCCATGCTCTGCCACTGGGCGGCGGCGGCGTTCTGCACCAGTGTACCGTAGAAATACTCGCCCTGCGGGGTGCAGCGCACCCGCAGCCAGTCCTCGCCCACGTCATATACGATCTGATCTCCGTTCAGCTCCGGGCTCTGCCCTGCCGCTTCGGCGGCTGCGCCCTGCACGGTCACGGTGTCCCACTGCCGGAACAGCTTGCCCAGCCCTACCGCCGTGATGCGGCAGTATTCCAGCGGGATGGCCGCCCAGCTGCCGGAGTTTTTGCTGTACATCTCCAGCGTGCTGTCGTACCGCCACGGATGGTCGGCATCCTCTACCTTTAAAAACAGCTGTCCGTCTGCGGGTTCGGCGGGCTCCTCCCGGCCAAAGGCCTCCACCTGATAGGTCTTGCCTGCGGCATCACAGGGGGCAAAGGTCACGCTTTTGCCCGCCGCCGTCCACAGTGCCCCCAGTGCGGCAACGCTGCCGTCTGCCGTATCAAAGGCCAGCTTGTCCGGGAAGATCAGAATCTTTGTGCCGATGCCCACCAGCGCCTTGCGGCCGTCGGTCACAGCGTCCGGCTTCGTCACCGCCGGGGCGGCGGCATCGTCCGGGGTATAAACGACATCCCGTCCGCAGACGGTCAGCAGACCATTCAGGTGATACATCCCGTTCAGCCCGGTCAGTGCCCGCAGTCTGCGGCGCGGGGTGCGGGTGCTCAGTGCGGGGAAATCCCGGGTGGAAAAGTTCACTCCGGCGCTGTACTCTGCTTCCGAACAGCCGTAGGTCTCGTTCAGGCCGCCAAAGGCCCGCAGCAGCTGCCGGGTGTTGGCAAGCCGTATTCTGTCTGCCAGTACCATCACCTCACCTCCTTACCAGCGCCACTGCGCCCGGCTGCGGGGCGGGTAGTTCTGCCGCAGCCAGACCGCCAACTCTGCGTACAGGGCATTGTACTGTGCCTGCTCCCCGGCGTAGCGGTCGGTCTCGCCCAAGGCGGCATCCATCTGCGCACACAGCAGGTGCGGGTACAGGGCATCAAAGGGCGGCGGTGCCAGCAGCGTCTGGTCGTCCTGCACCGGCTGCTCCCACGGACGGTCTGCGCCCACGGCGTCAAACGCCCCGGCGGCGCTGCGGTCAAACAGCTTTGTGCGCAGCAATGCGTCCGCCTCCCGTAGCCATTGCAGCCGGGTCTCGGTCTCAATGCGGCAGTTTGGGCGCAGCTGCTCGGCACGCTCCAAAGCCTCTCCTATGGTCATGTCATCACATCCTTTTTATAAAAAGCCCGGCCGGGGGCATTTCTCCCAGCCGGGCAGCGTTGATATTGCAGATTTTACTGCGCTGCGTTCTCCGCAGCGGCAATGCGGGCAGCGGTCAGCTCGTCCTGACGCTGGCTGTGCTCCAGCACCTCGGCCACAGCAGGCGGCACCTCCACTTCCACGCCACGGCGGATCTTGTAGTTCACGCCGTTGACACTGACGAACAGGTCGCCCTTGTAGCGGCTGTTGTCCTTGAACAGCCGGATGCGCACGTTCTTTTCAGCCATGGGCACCTCCTTAGTTGGCGGCAGCGGTGGCGGAGTAGCTGGACACGCTCTCGATGCGCACCATGTACTGCTCCACCAGACGCTCGGCGGCGCGCATACCTTTCCAGCCCACAGAGGCGCGCTGGTTCAGCGGGTCGTCGCCGTAGCCCAGCTGCTTGACGATGTGTTCCAGACCGCCGCCCTCCAGCTCGGTCACGCCGTAGGCGTGGGCGCCCAGCACCAGCGTACCGAACACCGCAAGACCCGCCGGGCAGGTGTCGTCCTTCCAGATCTTGGCCTC